GGAATCATACTTTGGTTCACCTTTTTCGTTCTTGATATTAAATAGCTTGGTAGCTACAGTATCAACTGAACTTTGTTCAGGAGCATTCTGGGTAGTTTGTTCCTGAGAGAATAATGAATCTGTCATATTGCAATATGTCCTTTATATGTTTCTCTATACTAGGGTTAGTAGAGAGATTAAGAATAACTAGTAAATTAATTAATAGTTATATTAACTAATACCAGTTTTTTCAGAAAATGTGACAAAAATTTGTCAATTATTTTTAATTATTTTTCTTATCATCACCTAACATACTGATAACCTTAGAAAGAGCCCTGGCATACCCAATTGCGTCTGCTTGTTTGTAAGCCCAGGACTGTCCATCATAGTTTGCGTCAGCAATTCTAGCTTTTGTTTCTGTTTCATACATGTTTTCTAAAACACGGATTAGATGTCTGCGTAAAAGGCCAGAAGCCGCATAAGCGGCCTCCAAGTCCTTAAGCTCATCAGAACCTCGTTTTAACCCTTTAGTCCAAGCTGTATTCATTGCACTGCTCCTGATGGTGCCCCTTGAGTTCCTACACTCTGTTCAACTTGTAGGTCTTCTTGAGCCTGAGATGCCTGTCGTTGCGTTTCTTGCTGTTCACTAATAGCTACGTTAGGCTGGAAGATGTCGTAGGCTTGTAGCCCTGTTACGTCCTCAATAAAGCTTGTTAACGCAATAGCTGATGTATGAGGGGCAATCATCTGAACAACTTGCGGATTAGCAAATACTCCCATTAAGTTCTGTAAGTCTTGCGCCTGTTTTGCAAAGTGTCGAGCGCCTACAGGACGAATACGACCTGACGCTGTGATATCCTGTTTAGTAATCGATTGGAAGAATTGAGCTCCCAGCTCATCATCGAATACTCGAATAACATCCATACCATCCATATTGCGACGGGCAGTTTCCAGCATGGAGTTTAAAACAGGTTCAACCATCTCAATTTCAAAATTGGTAATCTTCTCTTGGAAAATTCGACCACCCGCATTTTGTAGTTGCTGAACTTCAAAAGCAGTTTTCTCACCAGGAGAACGTATTCCCATCGCCTCACGAGGAGCCCCAGCATACATTTCCATGCGTTGTTCTAATTGGGCGATTTCATTGTTAGCTGAAACCACACCATTTAGATTTTTACCAAGCTCTGTTACATTAGACTGCCCCACATCATCGATGTAGATTCGACCTCCTGGTTCATAGTCGAAGTCTTCGACATCACCTTGGATAACAAGCATAGGATGTACAGCTAAGTCCATAGCATCTGCTTTAAGGTTCTCCAAGTGGTCAATTCGGTATTGCATACCAACAAGGTTGTCCAGTGGCCCCATAGCCCACAGATTGTCTGTACGGAAACGCCAGCCCACGTGAAAGAAAGGGGATGTGCCGAACCAGTTAGGAATAGGCTCCTCTTTGAGGATACAACGACGGTCAGCTACAACCAGATGTACATTCTCTTTGAGTTCCATTGTGTTTACATCAAAGTAATCACCATAGAATTCTAAGATTTCTACATAGTCGGACATGTAATATTCATACATATTACCAAATCCGTCAACTTGGAATCCTTCGTATTTGTCAAAGTCCTCAATAGAATATCCTCCCATGATTCCACGGAAGTGACGACGGTCTTCTAAAACCTTATTCCAATACTCCTGTCCAGGTGCCGATTTAGCAAGTTTGGCCAAATCCCCAAGTGTGCGAATAGACCGAACAATCTTAAAGCTTTCCTGAAAACTGGACGCTAATGGGTTGAACACAATATCCATAGGACTTATGCGGTATACACGGGGCCCTACATATTCGGGAATAAGTTCTCCATTAAGTTCGTGACTGTTAGCTTCATATGTTACTGTAGCAATTGCATTCCCATAATCGATATAATCATACAGAAGCTTGCTCATCTCAGTCTGGAAATGTCCCATACGAGTTTTATTATCCAGATATGCCTGGATGGTTTCAGCTTTTTGCTTCGTTGCACTATCTTGGTCTGCTGCTTCCCAACGCATCCAAGAGTCGTTTGGAAACAGTGCTGAAATGTAGTTTGAGTGTAAGTTATCCCTAATCTGACAAAGCTTAGGAATAGTTGTAGAGTTTTTCCAAGGAAGAGATTGATTGCTTGTAGTAGAAGTATCTGTAGCAAAAATGTAGTTTCGCAGTTCCTTCCACTCATCAATCTTACCGCGTCGTTGCATATGGAAATTGTCCCATAGACGAACAACCCAGGAAGAAGCATCATCTGGATGAAGAGCACTTGTTAAAGAGGCTACTTGATTTTTTCCTGCCATTATTTAAAATCCTTAATCAGCGGCTTGCTATGCCGCCAAAGCGGCTATGTGTAGGTAACCTACGTTTCTGTTCTAAAAACCCGCTAGAACGCTTCTGAGACGGTTTAATTGCTATTGATACGGCAGATGCTAAACTGTCCTTTACGTCATCATGAGCAGGACGAGCTTGCATCAATTCTTCTTCTAACACTGGAGTATATCCCCCTTCGAAATGCCACATCTGCAAATTCTCATATCTACTCTCCAGAGCTGCTGCAATACGCTCTTCTTTAGAGCCCTCGTGACGACTTGGACGATATTCATCAACTGAAATTCCCATTCCCTCTTTCTTAATGAAATCTTTAATGTCATTAACAATGATTTGCTGGGCTATAGTCACTTCGGCCCTGAGTTTCTTGAAATGCCATCGTGAATGTAATTGCGCAATGTGTTTGAAGTATTCCAAAGTTCTGTCTGTCTTAAATCTGTCGATGTCCAAAACATAGATGTTGGAGTCAGAATCGATGCCAATGACGACGATTGAAGTGAAGTCGGCAGATTTGGACAGACTAAAGGCGAAGTCAACAGCAGCATAAACGTTGAGTCTTCTGTCTTTGTAGTGCCAGTTTCCATCATAACTGAGGTGTCTTGGTTCAAAGTATTGAAACTTATCAACTGAGATCCTTGCTGAACCTGGGTCGTTTGGGTCATTGTAGTATTGCGCATGGAATTGAACCTTATCAATATACTCCGCCCTGATACGAGCTAAGACGCCTAAATCAAAACCGAATGCCTTACCATCCCCTCGTACAGTTCGTGGCCATATGAAGCGCCCATCTCGTTCTACGGCATGTTCTCGAATATCCCAGACAGGAGCTCTATCTAATAATACACCGTCATCATCATATAGTTCGTATGTCTGAGTTTTCCACGTATCATAGATATCTCGTGGATGGTAGCGAGTTCCACAAGCTAATGTGAATCCCCCAGCATTTCGAATAGAAGTAAACTGAGACGCTTTCTTGCTAACATCCTCACGACCCCGTTCTGTATACGCATTCTCAGGAACTACCAAGTCATCAGAGACGATTACATCTGCGTGCCAGCCTGTGGTGTTAGTTGTCAATCCTGCTGTAGCAATTGTAGCATCTCGAACCCCTTCCTTTCTACGCTGGGGATGGTCAATCTTAATTTCTGCCTCTGTCCATTTTTCTCGTTTCCCTTCCTGTGGGTTAATATATTCAGGAAAGTACCGCTGGAACACACTACTCTCAAGAATATTCTTAATAGCGCTAAGCTGGCTTACTGCCAGAGCTGCGGTAGCAGATACGTAGAAGATTGTAATCTCTGGGTGACGCACAATCATCCATGCACACCAAGTTGCCACCATGTGACTTTTTAGATGCGCACGAGGAAGCATAATTAATTTGTTGCTAGAGAATCCTTCCCCCTGCCCGTATAGATTGTATTCTTGAATCCATTTAAAGAAATCTCTGTGGATTTCCCCATACATATAACCTGGATTGACCAATCGAGCAAACGTAAACAAATCTTGTTTAGCCAATTCCCTGGCCTGTTTAGCGGCCTCTGGCATTCTGTCTATATGTGTATAGGCATCCTTTAGCCACTGTTCCATTACATGCTCCCAAGATTCTGTAAATCGTCAGCAAACATTCTATTCAAATCTGCTGCCACTTTAGTTTCACGCTCTACTTCAGCTTTAGAAGGTCTACCAGCCTGACGCTTATCCCAACCTTTCTCGGCTAGCCATTTAGAAGCGTTAATTCCTTTTTCACTTTTACTTCTGTTTCTGATTTCAATAATAGCTTTAGAACGCAACTTCAATTCAAGTTCGTAACGCCATTTCTCTATCTCTTTTGAAATCTGTTTATTTGCACATAGACGTTGCCAATGTTCCCAGCCCAGCAAATATTCACAAGCAAACAGGTATTCTCCCACATCTTCCATTTCAAGATAGAGTTTTTTAAGGGAAGGATACACCTTCCCCTTATATTCATAATCATCATCTTTCAATGTAAACACAGAGTATTCTGTGTAGCCTATTTCCAAGAATAGGCTTTGAGTGAGAGGAATGCCATTAGTTGATTTCAAACTTGATTTATCAATCATGTTATCCTCGACTTCCAAAAATAGCAAAATAGTCTGAGTTCTGTGTTAACGCAGTGAAGGTAGAACCTCCATTTTGATAACGCAAAGAAATCAAAGTACCTTCGACTAAATTCCCTAATTGTACATAGCCATTAATTAATCGGGAATCTCCGTTAATCATAGCGAGGGGTGTTGTAACATTCGCCATTGCATAAAGAGTGGAGTTGGCATGAGAGCTACCTACATCCCACTGTACATATAAACAGGCATTCTTCAGTCCCCCTTTAGGAACTGTGAAGAATCCAGAAGAAGGCACGTAGTTATCAATAAACATCCCATTATCCCCTAGCGCAGAAGTGTCTACACTTTGGAAACGAAGGTCTGTCTGATTGCCGCCACCGCTAATAGTTTGTCCCGCTAAGTTTGTAGCCTGTCCAATACGGCGATAGGAGAACAGTGGTACGCAGGAGCCATTGTATTTCTGGAAGCCTTTGGGGAAGTTGCTGTCAAATGCACTATCACTTAAATCACAAATTGGATAGGCATTGTTTGAGGCAATTACCATAGCTGAAGTTTTTGCGCCTAAGCGATGAAACTTATTACTGGAATCAATAATAATCTTCCCAGTAAAATTATCAGCAACCTGTACGTTCACACCAGTAAAGCCAGCATACCCATGACAACTATTCAGAACAAAAGACCCTGACCCATCAGAAGGACTAGAGACACTATTAGGATTGTAGGCAATAAACCATAGTCCTGCACATTCAATAGCTGAGCCATTAATGTATACACCACCATAAGCATGTTCATACAATGGGGAGTTGATAGGGAAAGACTGAAAAGCCTGGCTCAAACTATCTGTTGTCTGAATAACCTCCCCACCATTAATATGAAGAATGCCTCCATACAATGTAGCAATGCCTTTTGTATTATTCCCTACAGAGTCATCTCCATTACCTAACATCTGATAATGGTTGAATTCCACAACTGTCTGACTTCCGTATAGCTCCACCACTCTGCGGCAATTGAATGTATATCCGCTGTGTACAACCATCTCAGAGCATAACGCATCTGGATAAGTTTCATCTCCAAAACGGAACGCGATGGGGAAGTTGGTCATTGTCAATCCAAAGGTATTCAAGGAAGTTCCCGTAGAACTGTCCCCATACACCTTTAGACCATATGAGAATGTACCAGCTTTATTAATTGACAAGCCCGTGTCCCATACAATATTGCGGCAATTCTTCATTGTGACTGCTGCTATATCAGTACCTCTAACAATTAATCCACCGCCCCCCATAATTTTATAATCACTGTGTCCATCTAATACTATAGGGTTTACATCATAAAATCTTGAATAGATTACTGGGGACTTGGAAGCTTGAGCTGCATTGTGTGCAGAAAGTAAAGAGGCTGTCCGTGTTGCTATATCATCTGATGCATTATAATTATATGGGGGGAGTTCTGGATGAATCCCTACAGAGAATAATGCATTAAGCTGTGCTAGATAGAGAGCCAGATTACTAGCGTATTGCGTTCCAATTAAAGACGCCCCTGTAGGCAAGGCTAGTTGATTCAATACATCTACAGCACTGCCACTAGCCGGAGCTGTTGTAATAGGCAACCCTGTATTAATATCAAATGTTAACACTTTCCCCTTTCTATTAGCAGCAATATCCAGAGGAGGAATATCTCCTTCTCCTACAGGAACTCGTAACGCCCTATCGTTAGTAATAGAGCTCCCATCAATATCCGCATTAAGAATGGTGTTGCCATTCATATCTAAATCACGAGTCATCATTGCTTCCCCAGCCACTCCTGTAGGAGCTCTAGCCAGGAGCTTAGTGTTAATGTAGTCTTCCACTTTCTGGAAATTACCATTAATCTGAGAGAGATTGTATCCAGAAGCAATGTTGTCTAAATCAATTGACATTGTATATCCTTTTATTATTGATGATGGGAGAGAAAGGAAAACGAAAATTGTCTCCCCCGACTAGTGGTAATTTTTTGCAGATTCTGAAAAGGTGTTATGCACCCAATGCAACTCCCCCCATCCCCCCTTTGTGCCCCGTGAGCATGTTCCCCTGTGAAAATGTACAGGATTTCCCTCTCTTCGAGAGACGGTGCA